ATGTCTTTAGATAAGTATAAAAATATGTCTGATGAAGAGTTTAAACAATTGTCTACTGAAGAATTTCAAAATTATATAAGATTAAAGCAAGAAGATTTTTCAAGACATTATAGGAAAATAAATGAAATTACTGTAGATGTAATGTTAAAGCCTCAGGAAGCAATAGAAATTGCTAAACATTATCATAAGAAAAATAAATTAGATGGAGTAGTTAATGAAGATATCAACCAGCTTTTCTTTGATGAGGCTTATACATTTAAAATTGAGAAAGAAAATAGAAACAATGATGATATAAGACCAGCTTGGAGAATATTAGTGGATTTACCAAAAAACCCTTTTCTTATGGAGGACTATACATTAATTGTGTCTGATAGAGATAAAAAAGTAATGGGTATGCTCGATCCAAATGGGCATCCAGTATTTAAAGGCAATGAATTTACAGATGAAGATATCGAATATATTATGAGCGATGAGGATTCTAAAGATTAATTAAGGTAATAATTTAGTGGATAGTTTTATAAATAGAATAATTGTCTTTTTCAATTAGTTTTTATGCTATTTTGCTAGATTCTAAGGGCAAAGAAAGAAGAATTTAAAAGAACAAGATAAATGGAAGAAAAATTTTTATATCTCTATTTTTTATATAATAATACATTTATTAACATCAACTAGGAGGAACATTCCTTGAAAGTTGTACGCTCTATATTTAAAGGCTTTCGTTTAATAGGTTTAATTGTAAAGCCAGTACTTAAAGCATTATCTAAAAGTAAATTTTAAATCTCATAAAAATTAAGATCCCCTTCTGCATATGAGTGCATCAGGGGATCTTTTTCAAATTATTCTATTCGTTCTACAGACAGTACTCATAGATAAATAAGAAACGGTGTATATTTACCCTAACATTTATAAAGATGAAAATCAATATATAATCATCTACATATAGAACCAGATAATAATTTTTATTCATCAAACTATTCTTTTATAAAAAAGACGCCTTTAAACATTAAACTTCTTTAACGTTATCTTCCCTTACGAACTTACCGCCACCAATGTCGTACCACCAGTGAATACCGTCATTGTCAGGCACAATCGCGTAGAAAGTATGTTCAGAACCAGCTGGCAACACTTCTAAAATAGGACTACCAACCATAGGATTTTGTCTTAAGTTAACATTTACATTACAACGAAGACGTCCTTGTCGCCATTCTGTAGGATATTTTTGTTCTGCTTTAGGTGGTTCAACAGTACCGCCATTATCAATTGATTGACCAGTTAAAGCGAATACGATTGAATTAGCAATTTTATCAACATTCCACTTAGCCATATCAGAATCGTTGTCGATGAAACCAAGTTCAATCAGAATAGCTGGTGCTTTAGTGCTATTTAACACATAAAGGTCCTTACGTTGCTTCGCTCCACGATTAGACCAACCAATATCTTTTGAAAGTTGTGCTGATACTTTTGCAGCCAAGGCTTGCTGATCGTAGTAACATACCTCCACACCGTTTGCGGTTCCATTATAAGAGTTTAAATGGAATGAAATTACGAGGTCCACACCATGTGAATTACAATTGCGAACGATGTTATTTAAGTTCTGCGCTTGCGTTCTACCAACTTCGTCTGTGTCATCATAAACAGTGTGACCTAAGGCTTTTAACTTAGCTGCAACAGCATCCTTCACCTGACGATCCATAACATGTTCTTTTCTATTTCCCCAGTTAGCACCTTGTACAATACTATTGTGTCCTCCATGTAAACTATATTTAGCCATTACTCTACATCTCCTTTTTTATTAATATATTCAGAGCTCGTCTTATTGTTCTTACCACCTAAAACTTCTACTGCATTCGTTAATGCTGAAGGCAACGGAATCCCCATTCGCCCAGCATTTTCTAAAAGTGAAAGCAATTCGTTACCCATGAAGAAGAAAATTGTTGCTTCACGAATTGCACTGTTACTCCCAAGTGCTGAGTCTAGTTGAGCGGCCGCTCCGACCAAAAGAAAAAGCACCACCTTTTTGGCGATGCCTTTGAAACCAACTTTACTTTTTAACTCTCCGTTATACCCTGCTGCAATCATGCCAGTTAAATAATCAATAACTGCCATCGTCACTAAGATTTTCAATGTTGCATCCCATCCTCCCAAAAAATACCCGCAGAATCCACCAAATGTAGCTATAAATGTTTTCAGTAACACATCAATACGATCCATCTTTTCCTCTCCTTTTTTCAAAATAAAAAAGCCTTACTTATTAGCAGACTTTTGTTGCAGCTTCTCATTTTCATCTTTTGGCTTTTGATTCATTTCATCTCGTAACTTTCGATTTTCCGCATCTAGTTCGATTATTCTTGCTAGATAAATATTTTTCTCTCGATTGGCTTCGTTTAATTGTTCTTCCACCACTTTTGCGTAAAGTTCTGCGTTTGCTGGATCCGGTGTAGTTTTCCATTCTGAAAATATTCGTCCACTTGCTGTCATTTCGGCCTTATTATTTCTATTATTCGGATCAATCGCTCTAATAGTAAGACCCTCTAGCAGCTTACCTGCAATAGAATCTGCTGTAACAGCACCTCTTAGGTTAATTCTTTTTGCATCTAATTGAATGCTATGTTTTTTGTTTGTATGTACATATGATACCCGTATGTCTTTCTCAGCGTATGTGTCCCTATTTCGTCTAAACCAAACTCTGCCGCTGCTCCACTTAATATCTTATATGCCATGCTACGACCAATCGGACGATTCCTACCTTGTCTACTTTGTAACAAATACTCATTGTCTTCTCTTTCTTCAATAACCCATTTAAGTTCTCTTTTCAATGCTGCAGTAATTTGTATTCGTTTCTGCTTACCCGTTTTCTTTTCCCTCATGGATATATGGCTGCCCTTAACATCCCCTACCTTCAGTTTCAAAATATCTGAGATTCTAAGACCCGTATTAATACCCATAATGAAGAGAATGTAATTACGTAAGCTCTTTTCCTTAAAATACTCTTTAAGCTGCTGTATTTGCTCTGGATCACGTATTGGTTGAACAAAATTCATTATTCATTACCTCCAGCTTCTTCTACCTCATATACTTCTAATCTAAGAGCAAAAGCTAGTTTATAAAAAGCATTTGATTTATTTCGTCTATACGTACGCTCACTCATACCAATTTCGTTATAAACCATGTAATCAAAGACCTCTTCATCCTCTAGATATCGTTTTACAATAATATCCCTTTGGTTTTTACTAAAACGACTTAATACCTTATCAATTTGAAAAGATAAACGTTGTAGTTTCACTTCTCTTTCACTCATAGCAACATTTGCTAAAGCAATATCTTCAGCTGGCTTCCCTACTATATTTGTTGGACCGTGATATCTTACCTCGCTAGATGCTGTAACCTTCATCTCATGTCTAATCATCCCAAATTGTCTATAAATACGAACGTTTTCAAGAATCTCTTCTACACGAACCTGCGTTGCTTTGCGATTAATTTCAGGTAAAAAAGTTAATTGCATCATATTCAATAACACTCCTTATCTGTTTTATTAATAAAAAACAAAAAACGGACACCAAACTACAGAGCAATATTGTTCATGCTCTTATAGTTTGATGTCCGCTGGTTCTTCCAGTAGGACAAAATTTATAATTACTTTTTATTATTTCGTCAAGGCAAATAAATACAGGTTTAATTATTATTTGTTTCTTATACTACTTACTTTGAATAAATCTACTTTAACATAAAGTTTCATCTCTCTGACTATTAAATACATATAATGTATAACTACCCTAACCTTTTTAAAAATAAATATATATAGAAATACAAAATTGATGGCATAAAGCCAAAAATAGCACTTCCCAATACTCTCGGATCCAGAATCAAAAGTAGCAATCCGAATGAAATTATTCCAGATAATGCATAAGCGCATAATTGAATTATATGCAATTGATATGGAGATTTAATACTTGTAAAATATTTTGATATACACCTATCAATTATTACAGAAATCGGAATTCCAAATAAGATATATAAAGGGATGATGTATATTATCGCTATCATAATTATATCCATAATTGAGAAAGTGTAACCGTTCGTAATAAAGTTACCTGCTTCAAATATACTCGATAGAATTATCCCTGCTAAAATAGCGGTTAACAATCGTTTCACTTTCTTCCCCCTTAAATCATAACTGATTAAATATATATTCAAGTTTAATTTTATTTGAACAGAAAGAGAAGGTTTTTATACAAAAACCTTCTCTTTTAAATTAAAAATCTAAATTATATTTTAATCCCATGCCCATTCTGCTGGGAAAGTAGCTACAAATTCTATTTTTGGTTTCCATGGCCATAAGGCATCAAATCCTAAAGAATCACTTATTTTACTTTTGTGAAGAGCAGAGGGATTAACATCAGGCCCATATGGTGTATGCAAAATTTTATAAAATTCATGATTAGGTGCTTGGTCATGATAACCTGCTGTTGCACCACTACCATTACGATTCAGTGTTACAAATGCATAAGCATCAATATCAGGTGCACCCTTTACTAGAGGATTTGCTGATGCAGTTCTCATTCCAAATTGTACATTCCCATAGCTTTTAGAATGTAACGACATCTGCATATCAGATTTAGGCGCTTGATCCTGCAGTTTTGTCCCCAGCTGAGTAATACCAGTTGTGATACCAGTGTCAGAGAGCGCCGTTATAGTAGGCATGATATTTAACCATTTTGTTTGATCATGTTGCCACATTACTGTGACATCTAACCTAGTTCTAAATTTATTTGTATCATATTCGAATTTACGTCCATCTCCATGGAAAGATTTATATATCGCTTTTATTTGCCATGGTGCCTCTACCGATTTGTAAGGGATAAATGTTTGATATCTAAATTTATATCCGGCACTGTAGCTCCCACTAGCCCTTTGAATTGAAGAAACCGTCACATTTTTTGCTTTCGAAGAGAACGCATAATCCTTTTCTATATAGGTAGATGCATCCTTCACCTCACATTTTATTTCTTCTTTTTGAGATTCGTTCAAAGTAATACCAACATCTTTTAATTTTTGTTCTCGTTCAGCAATAACTTGTTGTGGTAATTGTTTTACAGTTTTTATATCATAATATACTTTTTGCGAGAAATTCCCAGCTGCCCTTTGTAGCGGCTGTGAATACATTGTACTCATCTTATCTGTAAATTCTGTTTTAGTAGTCGTCCCAATTAAGTTACCATCTTTATACACTTCATATAGTCCGGTATCATTCGGGATATTCCCCCAAGAAACTTTGTTGAACTCCCCAGATTTCACGCTATTGATAAATGCGTTTTGCATTGGATATACAACGCCATTTACATTATCCGCAGAAGCTCTTGTTATCCCCACATTACTAGCGTATTGTTTTTGGGTATTATTATCTCTTAATGTGGATGCTGTAATAATACTCTCATTTTTTTCTTCTTCATTTCCCTTATAAGAAATGAACTTGAATGTATAAGAAATACCTGGGTCTAAATTTTCCACTGTATAGTGAGAATTCTCTCCACTCCAAACAGGCTCCCATTTATCTTCTTCATTCAGCTTTTCTATTTTATAATTCAATCCATCTCTTTTATTCCAAGATAAAGTTATAGAATTAGATTGATTTTCAATTTTAATATCATCGGTTTTCTTACTGAATTCATTTTCTGTTTCACTCACTGTTCTTGCAGCATAAAACTTGGGCGTTGATTTAAAACGTTTACACATTTTTTCACCTTCAAGATTAATCCACTTTTCGCCTTCCCATGTCTTAATCTTCAGCCATCCATCAGATTGTCCATCTAATATAAGGATTTTCTGTGGCTCATAAAACGTAAAATCATTTGCAACTTCTGAACCAAAGGATGGTTGATTATACGTTGCAAATTGTTCCGTCATATTTCTTTCTTCGCCATTTAACGCGACCCATTTTGGCCCTTCATATGTAACTACTTTCCACCAACCATTTGGACGTTTTTCTATAACACCAAGTGCCTTTTGTGGTCCATATTGTTGTCCGTTATTTCCCTTAGTCGCTGTAAACGAAGGCTCATTATATACATAAAAGTTTTTATTTACTGCAACTGACTCCATTAAACCTGGGTACATCCACTTATCGCCTTCCCAAGTTTCTACCTTTAGCCACCCATTTGTATTTCCATCAACCACTTTTATAGTGGTAGGATTATATGGTTTCTCCATATTTCCTTTTTGTGAAGCAAAACTAGGTTCGTAATATACATAGAATGGGCTATCAAATTTCTTTAATTCTCCATCTAAAGCAACCCACTTATCTCCCTCAAAAGTAGCTACTTTCCACCAACCATTTGCACGCTTTTCTTTTACAACAAGCGATTTTTGTGGCCCATATTGGTTTCCACCACTTGCTTTTTCAGATGTAAATGAAGGTTCATTATACGCATAGAAATTTTTATCTACTTTTACCGCTTCAGAATTAAGGAAAATCCATTTATCTCCTTCATTGGTTTGAATCTTTAACCATCCATCTTCTTGTCCATCTATCACTGTAACTACTTGAGGTGCTATAACATTACCATTGTTCCCTTTTGGTGATGTGAATTTAGGCTCAGCAAAAGTAATATAGGGTTTTTCTATTTTCTTTTGCTCCCCAGTAAGATTAATCCACTTGTCTCCCTCAAAAGTAGCTATTTTCCACCAACCATTTGCACGCTTTTCTTTTACAACAAGCGATTTTTGGGGTGCATATTCTTGTCCTTTTTTAGATGTAAATGAAGGTTCATTATACGCATAGAAATTCTTATCTATTTTTACTGCTTCTGAATCAGGAAAGATCCACTTATCCCCCTCATTTGTTTGAATCTTTAACCATCCATCTTCTTGTCCATCTATCACCGTAACTACTTGAGGTGCTATAACATTACCATTGTTCCCTTTTGGCGATGAGAATTTAGGTTCAGCAAAAGTAATATAGGGTTTCTCTATTTTCTTTTTTTCTCCATCGGTATTAATCCACTTATCGCCTTCCCAAGTTCCTATCTTCCACCAACCATCTGAACGCTTCTCTTTTACAGTTAGCGCTTTTTGAGGTCCATATTGAGCTCCACCATTTCCCTTTGCAGATGTAAACGATGGCTCGTTATATGCAAAGAACGATTTGTTAAATGGTATAACTTCATCAGCAAATGAAACCTTGCAAAAAGAAGCTAGTGCTAGAAATAATAATAAAAGTGCTGAAAAAGCTTTTTTAAACAAATTATTTCCTCCTTTTTCATAAAAAATATTAGAAAAAATGTAAATCCAAGTTATATAATGTCATATTTTTCTTTTCCGGTCTACAAAAATGTTAATATACGATTATTACTTTTTTAATTTAAAACAATTGACTTTCACGCTCATCCATACGAGTTACTTTTCCGTTTCTATATATAGATGATTCCTCACCATAACCACTTGTTAGTGGTTCAATTGAATGGATTCGTCCATCTTTCACAACGTAAATCATATTCTCTACTAAAGAAATTTCAGTCTTCATTTCTGCAATATTTTCTTTGATAATCGCCATCGAAACCACTCCCAAATATGTTATAATTACCTTGTCGAAGTAAGTTGAGAGTGATCTCAGCTTTTTTTATTTGTCTATAGATATTGCACAACATTCTCCAGAAAAAATGATTGTTCCAAGGATAGATAAAGTCGTATTGGAGTCAGCTCTTTACTATCCCTTACTCGCTTACATATCTCTTCAGCCCGTTATATGTAGTTCATCAATTGTAGATTTAGATTTACATTTTGAGTTAAACGTCGATCTTTAGGCGGTAATCCAACACCATAAATATGTTTAATCACTTGTTGATTCAACTTTGCTCCTGTTGCATGGCACCAATCCATCGCAAGCTCAAATTTTGGTTTAGAAAGTCCAGTTTCAATACGAATTAATCTTTCATGTGTAATACCAAACTACTTATATAACCCTTTCTTCGTTTTCGGCTGAACATTATCACAACATTCTCTAGCATTCTGTAATAATTCCCCTATTGCTGAATTGCAGTATATGCTTGTTTCCATATCTGTTCCCTTTCATATTTAGTTTTCAAATGGTTACAATGTATTTAGTACATATTTAACTTGTCTATTTTATTAATAAAATAGACAAAAGCGGACATCGAACTATTAAGAGCAATATCGCTAATACTCTTAATAGTTTGATGTCCGCTGGTTCTTCCAGTAGGACTAAACGTTTAATTGTAATTATTATATCATTTTCTTTAACAAAATTAATCTGAAATTCCATAAAATACGGATTACAACCAATCCCTAGGTTCTATATGTATTCCGTTTTATAAAATACGAAACTGAGCAAACTATTGCGAAACATAAATGAGGTAAGAATTCATTTAACACATTCACTTCAAAAATTTCGGGTATTCCAACTAAAATACTCATCATTAGCCAAATTACTGCTACTCCAATAAATATATAAAGTGTAAGAGAAAGTATATAGTGTAATTTAGTAGGTAAAACAATATATCTATATACAAATTCTCCAACTATACAACCAAATAAAACAAAAGGAACACCTATTATAATTAAGAAGGATATTAAATTAAACATATTCTCCCAACTGTAGTCACCAGAATATACTACTAATAATAAATTTAAAATTATAAGACTTAATAAAGAAAATAAAAAAGATAATATAAATTCTTTCATACTTCCCTCCTACTTTGTATAGATTTAACATAGACTTCAAAAATGAACCAAAAGAATCCTTCCTTATTTCACTCTAAAAAATATAAAAGTCAACTTAATAAGCTAAGTTGACTTTTATATTTTTAATTAACAATACATCTTTTCATAATCTACTTACGAGCCAGCAAAAAGTGGTGGAGTAACAGTCACAAATTCTGCAGTTGATATACCTGAAAGTGCCCAAAATTTCCAAAAACCATGTAGCTCAGATCGATGTAGGATCTCTGGATGATATACAGGCCTTCCACTATATAATCCTCTATAAAACTCATGGTTCGGTGCTCTATCATGAAAACCTGCTGTTGCTCCACTTCCATTCCTATTTACAATGACATATGCATATGCATCTATATCCGGTGCTCCAGAAACTAATGGATTTGCAGATGCTGTTTTCATTGAAAATTTCGCTTGATAAGGTGTTGCTGATTCTATTTTCACATTCAAATCATTTTCTGCATTCGCTTTACCATTTACAGGTGTGCCATCTTTTAAATACCCTGTTGTCAATCCGGTGCTCTTAGTTACATTAAATTTTGCTGGACTATTATCTACCCAACCCATTGACCAGGTTACTCTAACATCTAAACGAGTTCTATACCTGTCTGAGAAATAGTCAAATCCTCTACCATCTCCCTCAAAGGATTCAAGACTAGCAAACCATTTTATAGGACTCCACTCTCTGCTAGTAGGAATAAATGTCTGATATCTATATATAAATCCTTGTTGAGATGGAGCACTTGCTTGAGATTTCGAAATAGCTTGTGCTGCCTTTCCTGTTGATGACCAGTCATCTACATATGTAGCTAAATTCTTTTCTTCACACCCTAATTCTGCTATCTGTTCAGTAGTAGGATTAAGTCCTGATCCTTTTAAAACGTTTACTTTTTCCTCAACATTACTTGAAGGAACTTGCTTAGTTGATTTAATATCATAATATTTTCTGTATGGATCATCTGCCGTGGATGCATAACTGACATTAGCCTTTTGAACAATTGAGCTCTTCCTATCTACAAATTCAGTTTTATTTGTAAATGCAACATATTTACCATCTCTATATACTTCATAAGAATTATCATCCGTCGGAACATTTCCCCACATTACTTTAACCATATCAGCTGATTCAACGGTATTAATATAAGCATCAGTCATTGGATACGCAACTTTATTTATATTTGTTGCAGATCTAGCCAGGTTACTATTTGATGGGCTTAATAATGCTTTTTTATATTCTGCCTTCTGATTCTCTCCTCGTAACGTAAATGCATTGATTTTATTTTCACTCAAAGTACCATCATTACTGTCATAAGAAACCAATTTCAGTGTATATGCACTAGATGGTTCTAGATTAGCAAGAGTATATTTCGTTCCTACTCCATTCCAAACTTCTTCCCATTGTTCCTTATTGTTTAACTTATATAATTTATACTTTGCTACATTTTCTCTCTTGTTCCAAGATAAATCTATTGAATTTGAAAAACTTACTACATTCACATTATCGCTATTAGCGTTGAACTGGTTTTCATTATCATTTAGTGCAGCTGGAGAAATAGATGCGCGCTGAACATTTCGGTTAAGCTTTTTACATACTTTTTCTCCAGTAAGATTAACCCACTTATCACCTTCATATGTAACTATCTTCCACCAATCATCTTGACGTTTTTCTTTTACAAGAAGTGATTTTTGGGGTCCAAAATGCTCTTTTGCAGATGCAAAAGAGGGTTCTTTATATGCATAGAAACTTTGATCTACCTTAATTGCTTCTGCATTTGGATAAATCCATTTATCTCCCTCATTGGTTTGAATCTTTAACCATCCATCTTCTTGTCCATCTATCACCGTAACTACTTGAGGTGCTATAACATTACCATTGTTCCCTTTGGGTGATGTGAATTTAGGTTCAGCAAAAGTAATATACGGTTTCTCTATTTTCTTTTGCTCCCCAGTAAGATTAATCCACTTATCACCTGCATATGTGGCTATCTTCCACCAACCATCTTGACGTTTTTCTTTTACAAGAAGTGATTTTTGTGGTGTAAATTGCTCTTTTGTAGAAGTGAAAGCACGTTCCTTATATGCATAGAAATTTTGATCTACCTTAATTGCTTCTGCATTTGGATAAATCCATTTATCTCCCTCATTGGTTTGAATCTTTAACCATCCATCTTCTTGTCCATCTATCACCGTAACTACTTGAGGTGCTATAACATTACCATTGTTCCCTTTTGGCGATGAGAATTTAGGTTCAGCAAAAGTAATATATGGCTTATCTATTTTTTTATTTTCTCCAGTAAGATTAATCCACTTATCACCTGCATATGTAGCTATCTTCCACCAACCATCTTGACGTTTTTCTTTTACAAGAAGTGATTTTTGTGGTGTAAATTGCTCTTTTGTAGAAGTGAAAGCACGTTCCTTATATGCATAGAAATTTTGATCTACCTTAATTGCTTCTGCATTTGGATAAATCCATTTATCTCCCTCATTGGTTTGAATCTTTAACCATCCATCTTCTTGTCCATCTATCACCGTAACTACTTGAGGTGCTATAACATTACCATTGTTCCCTTTTGGCGATGAGAATTTAGGTTCAGCAAAAGTAATATACGGTTTCTCTATTTTCTTTTTTTCCCCATCGGTATTAATCCACTTATCGCCTTCCCAAGTTCCTATCTTCCACCAACCATCTGAACGCTTCTCTTTTACAGTTAGAGCTTTTTGAGGTCCATATTGAGCTCCACCATTTCCCTTTGCAGATGTAAACGATGGCTCGTTATATGCAAAGAACGATTTGTTAAATGGTATAACTTCATCAGCAAATGAAATCTTGCAAAAAGAAGCTAGTGCTAGAAATAATAATAAAAGTGCTGAAAGAGCTTTTTCAAACAAGTTATTTCCTCCTTTTTCATAAAAAATATTAGAAAAAATGTAAATTCAAGTTATATAATGTCATATTTTTCTTTTCTAGTCTACAAAAATTTTAATATACGATTATTACTTTGTTAATTTAAAACAATTGACTTTCACGCTCATCCATACGAGTTACTTTTCCGTTTCTATATATAAATGATTGCTCACCATGACCACTTGTTGGTGGTTCAATTGAATGGATTCGTCCATCTTTCACAACATAGATCATATTTTGATTTAATGAAATTTCTACTGTCATTTCTGCAATATTTTCTTTAATAATCGCCATCAAAACCACTCCCAATTATGTTATAATTACTTTGTCGAATAATTATGTCGGGAGCAATCTCGGCCTTTTTATATGCTTATAAATACCGCACAACATTGTCCGGAACAAATGATTGTTCCAAGGATAGATGAAGTCGTATTGGAATCGGCTCTTTGCTATCCCTTGCTCGTTTACATATCTCTTCAGCTTCTTCCCATACAAATTGTTTATCCTCCACTCGCTTATACCGCCAAATCCCAATTGTATAATTCTCAAACAACTCATAACGTTCATCAGGTGCTGTCGTTGGTTTTAATTCATCAATTGCTTTGGCTTGACGTGGTATTTGCACAACCACATCTGCATACCTTAATTTTGAATTTAAACGTTGAATATGAGCTTTCTTAGGATCAAATGATACAACTGGCTCCACGTCAAAAATTGTTAATTGCTTTGGCATTGTTTTTCCCCTCCAATACCTGCAAGCTTGCAATTAAAATTCCTTCAAGCTGCGTTAACGTTAGTTGATCTAATGTTTGTCCATTAATTTCAGTTAATCCTAACCCTAATACTTTACGAATGATTATTAGTTTTCTACGTTCTACTTCCTGACGTAACAACATGATTAAGCCTCCTGTTGATGATTGAACTTTCTCTCTAAATTTACAAACTTACTAAATTCTTTAATGAATGCTAGTTCAACAACACCAACTGGACCATTTCGCTGTTTCGCTAAAATAATTTCCGTTATGTTTTTATTTTCTGTCTCGCGGTCATAGTAATCCTCACGGTATAAGAATGCTATTAAATCCGCATCTTGCTCAATTTGACCATTCTCACGTAAATCTGATAGCAATGGTCTCTTATCTTGCCGATTTTCTACAGCACGGCTTAATTGCGATAATGCAACTACACATACGTTTAGTTCTCTTGCCATCGGTTTTAACTTACGACTAATCTCACCGATTTCTTGCATACGGTTCCCTCTATGCTTTGGATCCCCTACAATAAGCTGCAAATAATCAATTGCAATTAAAACCTTTTTATCAGGGTACTTACGCTTTAATTTCCTAGCCTTTGCATAAATCTCTTGCATCGTGACATTTGCTTTATCGTAAATTTCTAATGGCAAATCATTAATTAATCCCATCGCTTGACTAATCTTTTCCCAATCCTTTAAATTACATAGCTTTTTAGGATTCTTTAATTTCGTAGCATCAATATTTCCAGTACTTGAAATCATCCTCTTAAGTAGCTGTTCCTCTCCCATCTCGAGCGAGAAGATTCCTGTTGCTGCATGAGCGCTTGCTGCATGAAAAGCAACGTTTAATACAAATGCTGTTTTCCCCATCGAAGGACGAGCACCAATTATGATTAAATCACCTTCTTGTAGCCCTGCTGTCATTCTGTTCAAATCGTCATACCCAGTTGGTATACCGGTTAAATCTCCTACATCAATTTGCATGTTCTTATACAGATCAACTAGGGTCTCCTTTAAATTAAATTCATCTGAATAACCTGTTTCCTCAATGGCGCTTAACTCATCAATCGAAGTACTAATAGCGCTCATATCTCTTTCTTGCTGAAGACGATTATATAAATTACCAGCAACCTCTTGAGCATGTCCCATTTTCCAAGCTTCGATAATTAAACCTTCGTGATACGAAAAATTTTTCGTCGTTGGAACAACTTCAGTTAAGTTTACAAAGAACGTAATACCACCAATTTGATTCATAAAACTGTCTTCAAATTTCCCCATGAGAGCAACAAGATCTATCGGAACCTCGGCATCTTCTAATTCTCTCATTGCCTTAAATATCACTTGATGCGTTGGTAAAGAAAACTGTTTTACCTTTAGCTGACAATCTTTAATTAAGTCGCCTTCTTGGATTATGCTACCTAAAACACTTTGTTCAGCTTCAACATTGCGAATCATATCGTTACTCATTTGGCCAACCACGCATTCTGTTGGTTAAGTACTGCAAGTTCTTCTTCTGTTGGAATGTTCTGCTCCCATGCTTGTTGCTGCTGTATTACGTTTTTAGTAGATTCCGATAGACCTTTTTGTTGATCAGGTGCTTTTGTCTGTTGCTGCGCTTTTGTTAATCTCTGAGCACGAAATGCTTTATCAGCTGCCTCAACATCAGTTACTGTTTTAAAACCTTTAAGATGCCAATCTCTTAAAAACGTATTTACGTAAGACATGTTTCTCGTATTCTTCTCTAAAGCAATCTCCATAGCCTTAATAACTAGCTCTGCATTTAAATCATCTATCCATGCATGAATACCATCTGCAATAAAAGGTGTAATCAGTCCGAAGTTTTGTTCGTAAAAAGAAATTGGATTAACCTCAACAACTTCTTTCGCGCCTGCGCGTTCTTCTTGTTGTTGTTTTTCTTTTTCTTTTTGCCCACTTATCGTTGACGTATCGTGGCACGTATCGTTAACAGCAAGAAATTCTTCGAAAATAGCACGAATTTTATCATTCTTAACCTTTGGAGTAACTAGGTGAATCAAACTAATATCAGCTACTCCATCAAGTTCTTTTCGCACACAATCTTCTATAGGTTTCTCACCTCTATTAAGGTTGTATTTCCCCCAGTTAATGATGGCTAATTCGCGTGTTTCTGCATTATACTTAACCAATTTATGATGGTTTTCAAAACGATCTAGGAGCGCATTAACACTTTCCATGGAATACCCTAAATCAAAAGCCATTTGCTTTTTTGTAATTTGATATACTCCAATTTGCGTAGTGCATGGATTTGTAAGAAGATAAAGATTAAATAATTTGTCTTCTGGAGTCATCTCCTCGATAACCTTCGCATCCTGCCAAAATGAAACTTGAACTGGTCTATAAACTGCCATATTATTCATCCTCCCGTTTACATATCGCGAATCCGTCCTCTACACGTAATAAGCGATAATTCTTGTATCCTATTTTGAGATATTGTTTTACTAAGTAAATTAGGTGTTGCTCTGATGTTGCTTGTTGAAACACTTTAGGATTCAGCAACACTCTATGTAACGATTTGTCTAATAGCATGTAGCACACTCCGTTGTTATACGAATGCTAATTTGATATAATTAATCCTAAGATCTTTGCAAGACTATTTTTCTATCACTCTGCCAAGTGATAGAATTTTTTTATTTTCTACGTGTTACTAACGAAGCGTTAACTCCTCTTGCTCTTAAATCTTTAATCACCACACGATAACTCATCGATGCCTCATGTTCCTCTTTTGTATCACGAAGCATTTTAAATTCCCTTATACATCGCTCCAGCCCTTCTTCCCAGTGATTTGATTCTTCGGTTGATTCTGCATTAAACATGTTATGAATGCATTCACTCATACAGTTACGAAGTTTATTCGCAAATGAAAAATCTCCAGGAAGAACTAGATTATGAAGATGATTGTTTTTATCGTTCATGGATTACATCCCCTTTCTAATTAAATTGATGCTGTACGCATCGTTACAACCAGAAAGGTACATTGTAGGGGTATGGGAGGAACAATCCCTTTCTGGTCATAACGACAAGCACAGTGGCTTGTCCAAATGATTCATAAAGTGTTATAATTGCTTTACATTATCTTTTTTAGAGCTACTGTTTCCTAGGCGGTAGCTTTTTTATTTGCCCATTTATGTTTCAAAATAAATGACGCTTCAATAATTTTGATTCGAATCCCCAACAATTTCTTCTCTTGCTTTAACTCAACTGTTTTTGAACCCTCATTAAGTAATTCTGCTATTTTAATTTCACCAGTTAGTTTTGCATCATATCGAATTAATTCCTTATATTCTCTTAAACTAGGTTTCTTATAATCTACTGTCATTTTCCTTCCTCCTTTACAGCACCTTTGTTAAATTCATTAAGCTATCCACCGATTGAATAATAACGTTCTCCGCCATAGCCTTTTGCAACCAACTTCTTTGTATTTGTTCCATAATGCCAAAATGAACTTGCTCAAGAGCTTGTACTACACATTGAGTAGCTTGGATTGTGTCGAAGATTTCTTTTGCATGAACTGCGTATTCATGTTTCTTTTTTTCATCATGCTTCCATGACCTTGTTGTAACTTGTAGATTCATAATTTCTTTAGCTGCCGCAATTCCCTCTTCAGCTTGCTTAATGTAGTTCATCAATTGTAGATTTACATCTTGAGTTAAACGTGGATCTGTAGGCGGTAACCCAACACCATAAATATGTTTGATTGCTTGTTGATTCAACTTTGCTCCTGTTGCATGGCACCAATCCATTGCAAGTTCAAATTCTGGTTTAGAAAGTCCAGATTCAATACAAGTTAGTCTTTCATGTGTAATACCAAGGTACTTAGATAGCCCTTTCTTCGTTTTCAGCTGAACATTGTCACAACATTCTCTAGCATTCTGTAGTAACTCCCCTATTGCTGAGTTGCAATATATGCTTGTTCCCATATCTGTTCGCCTCCATATTTAGTTTTCAAATGGTTACAATGAACTTAGTACATATGTAACTTGTCTACTTTTCGTATAAAAAGAGAGGAACTATTCCTCAACATTTTCTTTTACTTGTATCTCTTTGATGATGGCCCAACCAGCCTTGTAATATGCTTGACGGATTTTATCGATATCCTTTTGTGATTTTGGCTCAGGAGCCACAACATAAACTTTCGTTTTCCCAAACTCATAAAACGCTGCATATTCTTCTTGTTGGCTCATGGTGTCACCTCTTGAAGTGTTTTCTATATTTGTATGCTGCCGATCTGTTGGTACTGCCATGTTAGTTGCTGTCATTTTCACACCTCCTTAGAAACAATTTGTTTCCTTTTAATCAAAAAAAAGAGCGTCAATGGTTGTTTTATAGAACTCCGCTATTTTTTTAGCTAATTCTAACGATGGTGTCCTATCACCTCTTTCAATTGCACCTAACATCTGAGGTGTGATTGAAAGTTTTTTCGCAACTTTTATTCTTGATTGACCATTTCTAAACTCAATCATTTTGGTTCTTTCTTTATTCACTATATCCCCCCTTCAAAGAAACAAAACGTTTCCTTACACCCTCAATATACAGAAACGTTTTGTTTCTTTATATATTCATTAGAAACTTTTCGTTTCTTTTGTGGATTTAGAAACTATACGTTTCTATAATTAAGAAAAAGCTTCTACTCTTATTTAGAAAGAAGGAAAATTTATGCTTGGAAAAAAGATTGCTGAGCTTAGGAAAAATCAAAAACTAAGCCAATATGACCTTGCTGACAGGTTGGGATTTTCAAGGGGAAAGTTAGCCAATTATGAACAAGGGCAACGTGAACCTGATTATGATACTTTAAAAAAGATTGCTGATTTCTTTGAAGTTTCAACTGATTACCTATTAGATCGAACTGAAAAAAAAGAATTGGTATCTAACCTGACACCAGGCTTATCTGAAAAAGAAGAGCGCGATATCGCAAAAGATTTAGAAAAAACACTAGAACAATTAGAAAACAGCGATGAAGCATTAATGTTTGATGGAGAACCAATCGACGAACATACAAAAGAAATGATTCGTATTTCTCTTGAAAACTCAATGCGAATGGCTAAAGAATTAGCAAAACAAAAATTCACTCCAAACAAATATAAAAAAGATTAAGCGGAGTGAATTAATGAACATCAAAGAGTACGTACTAAACATCATAGAAAAATATAAAACAACAGATCCATTTGAAATTGCTAAGGAAAAAAATATTATTGTGTTGTTTGAAGACTTAGGGAATACCCTTGGTTTTTACAACACTTATAAGCGCTTTAAATTCATTCATATTAATAATCAAATTGACGAAATCACTCAACGATTTGTTTGTGCACATGAATTAGGCCATGCTGTGCTTCATCCTAAAGCAAACACCCCCTTCTTGCGTAACCAAACATTCTTCTCGGTGGATCGCTTAGAAATTGAAGCAAATACATTTGCGGTGGAGTTGTTACTTACCGATAACATGATATCTACTTATAAAGATACTCATTTGTCTATTCAAGAAGTTGCGGAAATTCATGGAGTTCCAAGAGGATTCGCTCGTTTAAAAACGTATTACCATACAAGTTAG